ACCGATTCCCCACATAACACAAGCACCAATCACTACCCAATCAAGTTCTTCCATAACCAACCCCTTTCAGCACTCCACCAACAAAATCCAAACTCACCTGCTATCAACAGATGAGTAATCATTAACATTACCGTTGTGAAAACACACGTATAAGTAACTATTTGAACTATCTCAGCGAGTACCACTCTAGTTGCAAATTTTCCAATTTTCCTGTGATAATTCAACAGCTTACTTATCATTAGTCCATCCATTTTCCGTGTCTGACCAAATGTTCAAACCGATGCCTTAATACCTCTACTACTAATCCGATAATAGTATCAGATTCATACAATCCTTCTGGAACAATCAATCTGTACCGCATTCTTTATCCAATTCCTTGAGAACTACCATTTTAGCTTCAAGATTTTCTACTAGTTTTTTACCCTTCTCTGGATCAGGATAAAATCCTTTTTCAAGAGCTTCCTTAATCCTTCTTGCAAACCCTCTCGCAACTAAATATTCGTACTGCTCTTCAATCGTCATATTTTACAGTTATTCCCTCACTATATTCAAACAATTCATTTGACATCTTACAACAAGACTTAATTATCGCGAATCCTAACTCAATCCGAGCTCTAGCTGTCTTAGATAGTGGTAGATCATCTGACAACATCTCTGCCATATTTTTCAATTCTTCAGTTTCATCCTTGATAGAATCAAGTAAAAACTGTAAACCCTCTGATAAGTCTACCCTTGTTTTAGGTGGTGTAGCCATTTTCCAAACCCCCATAAATCTTTGATTAGAACAGAAACCGGCGGTAACTTCCTAAACTGAAAGTCATCCGCCGGTATTCCATAATATGTCTCAATTCTCCACAAAATCCATGATTTCTGAAATCTACCTTTCCAAAAAAGAAATCTACTATATAGTATCAGTTCCTTCGCTACTAAAATATTCTTGAAAATCTTCCCAGGCCAACCCTTTATTCCGTTCAACTGGTATCGCATGAGCTGTTGTCATTCCACCTTCATTTTCTGGTTTGGTATCATTAACTAAAATCCGAGGCCCTGACGGTAAATTCATCAGGATATAATCGAATCTCAGACCATGACGTTTGAGAGCTTTCTCTGTCATATAACGAAAAATACTAGGACGAGCCGTAGTAATCACAATGTAATCCTGCTCTGGTATGTTATCCCACAAGTGAGCTACACCAGGCAGAATCTTATCCAATTTCCAATCCTTATTGAACAGAGCATCTAACAATTTAAAATCTGATTGATGTTCTACAATCGTACCATCAACATCTATAAACCAACATCTATTCATATCTAAACTCATATAAGATCAGGAAAAGCCTTCTTGACTAACCTCTCTGTTAATCCTTTGTATTGTTTTAATCTGGATTTAGAAACACGATTCTTATCCTTGACAGACGATAGCAACAAATTAGCTTCTGTTGGGTGCAACCCTTCCAATAACTGAATAAACAGCTGTTCCCGTCTGGTTCTGGTCAAATCCCTACCTTGAACTGGTGTCTGGCCATTCACTTGAATAAATCTACCAATCTTGGGCATTTCCTGTTCTAGTCTCATGTCTGCGAGATCCCACTCTGGAGCATCGTTCTGCTCATATGGTGGAACTGTATCAGGTACTAACCATTCAACAGAATCATCATAAACACATCGTAAAAATACTTGTAACCCTTGTGAATCATTCTCATGTAGGATTGCAATTTTCCCTGTAGGTGTAGATGCCTCAGACACCTGCTCAAATATTTCATGTAACGAAATTTCCATTATATATACTCCTTAAAATTCATCAATTCTTTCCATTAGAATTTTTAGCTTATTCTCTACAAAGTAGGGCATCATTGTTGACCTACTATTAGGTTTAAAGTTTTTCCAACATTCCAGAATACTGATTGATACATCATCTGGAATAACATCACTACTCAACTGCACCATTTCCTTGTTTCTCTGATAACCGACAGCCATTTCATAGTTACAAAATATCTCCGGCTCCATATCAATCCACTTGGAAACTTTAGTTCTGGATAAAGGAACTTGCCTTGAACCAGACACAAAGGTATCATCAGGGCTTAGAAAATTAGGCACTCCATCACCCTTGTCACCACGTAGTATCTGCTCCTTTAAAAATTTCTCTGGATCATCTATCTCGACAAAGTGCTTTCTCATAGGATTGAACTGAAACACATTGTCATATTTTTGTAGTTGTCCGAAATCTTTATCACCTGATAATATCAAATTCTGTTCTTTTATCAAGATTTCTGTCATGATCGCGATTACATCATCCGCTTCTGCTCTCTCTACCTCGATCACTAGATAGGGAAAAACATCTCTAATTTCACGTCTGATCTTATTTAGTGTTTGAAATATATCATTCCAATCAAGACTCGACTTATCACGGCCTTCCTTACGATGTGCTTTGTATTCTGGAAAAACATCCTTTCTCCAGTTCTTGTTATTGTCACAACAAATTATCAATTCACCGTATTCATTCTTAAATTTGGTACGATAGCTTCGTAGACTATTCAATACCATATGTCTAACCAAATCTTCGTCAGCCGTGCCTCTAATATGTATCTCCGGCTGTTTCATCAAATTTGCAATAAAGATTTGGTTGTAGTCAACCAATATTGCCATTACTAATCCTCTATGTCAACAAAATCCATCACATCCTGTATAGGATGACTTAGCCCTAGTTGACGATAGATAGCTGATTTCATACAATCAATTGCGTATCTAAAGTCAACCTGAAATTTTTTATCCTTAATATCTATACCGTGAGAAGCATACTGATTCAATAATGGTACTGTTGTCATTTGTAGTAATTCTTCAACAAATGCAACTTTATTAATATGTAAAGGATCAATAGAAGAATTAGACTGAGTACTTTCATATGTCTCAGCCAATTCTTTCTGACGATCAGATGAAATAGGAAAAGGAATTATATTATCTTTCATATACCTTATAAATTATTACATTGGTATTTAGACGACCATTTGGTGTAAATTCCTTAGTACTAATACTATCAAACCATCTCATTCTATCATCAAAATTATAGTGTGCAATTATCTCTCCAAGTTTACTATCTGGTTTACTTATTTTTTTACCACCACAACGATCAAATTCTTTAAGAGCTGATCCCTGAGAAGTCATTCCATCCATAGAGTAATAATACATCAAAAGACGATGTTTGGTATTATACAGCCACACCTCTTTAGCACCAATAATTTCTTCTGGTGGAATACTAACCAATGACAAATCCGAATATGATTCCTGATACTTAACATTCTTGACTAATTGCTCAGGAGTCTTAATTTTTTTCTTTCTAGGTTTTCGAGTAGATTTCGGTGTATTTAAATGTTGTTCACACTCTTGAATCCATCCTTCTAGCATCTTTGCATATCGTTTCATTTGTGGCTTAGTATAGCATGCATATCCTTCATTCAAATCTTTATCCTTACCAGAAATAGTCTCTTGAATTTCAGATAAAAGATTAGTAAATTGAGCAATCATATATTCAATATCTTTTGGCTTTGTCTTATGACCTTCTAGCCATTTACTAATATCAAAGTCCAAATGTTTAAAAGAATCTTGAATTGCTACATCTATCTGAAACTCAATGTCACCATACCGAGCACAAAATTCATCATACTCAAGTATGGGATCTGCCATAACTCCAGTAACTTTTTTAGGTTTCTGATCAGGCAATTCCATCATAGATTTCTGAATTTTATAACCAATATCTCTAACTTGTTGCTCAAAATTTTCTTCTGAAATCTCTGGAATACTATTACCCTGTGTAAGAATTCGTGCAACATATCCAGTAGACTCTTGAAAATCTTCATCCTTCAAATGCTTAAGATCTTTTAACAGAAAAGTAGTCTTACCCTGTTCTGTCAAATACTCAGCAAGAAACTTCTTTGCTTCTTTCTTACTAGAATTCAGATTATAGTGATTAAGAGCTTTCAAAACACCAAGTGTATCTAATTTCTGATTTTGAAAAGGATCTTTCTTAGACATCTGTTTCTGTCTCCTGTTGTTCTAATGCTAGTTTCTTAGCTTGAATCATGGTATCATAGAGTGTTTGAGCCTTAGCCTGTTTACGCTTGCTCATACCTTTCCATTCCCAAACTGTATCTAAACTACCTTCCTCAAAATTCTGAACTGCCCATGCAATCTGTTCAATTTCATCTGGTAACAATTCATTACCCATAGACAATCGACGATGCTTAGCTTGACGAATTTTTTCTAAACGATTTTTCTCTCTACGTGATTTCATCTTATAGTTCCTTGTGTAATTCCTCTAAATGGAGTAACAGCGATCCCATTTCCTCTAAACCTTCTATTTTGTGATCCCGAATATC